GTTTAGCGCGATCGATTTATATTCGTACGTTAAGTCCAATATGCATTCCAGTACTAGTATTAGTACTACTCTCCTCGAAGAGTTTAAATTCGAGACTACATTCAACAAGATGACGGACGAATGGCATTCTGCCATATCCGACATCCTGCACACACGAGCTCTTTCGAGCTCACACTCACACCAACCTCGCGGTTGGTACTACTCACCACCTACACTTCCTTTGAAACCAGAGTTTACAAACTTTGATTTCAATTCCACCAAAGGAAATATGTTTCCTTGCCATCACTTCCCTCTCATGTCCGATTACAAATTCGAACTCGACCCGGAACGTCCACTCGACAAGAAAGCAAACACAGTTCAGGCTCAATGCCCGAACGAATTCTCCTTTGATCTTGCTAGCATTTTTAATGTTATCAAGCCTGCTACACTTTCCCTAATTTTAGGGAACATCTATCTGGTGCGCAATCTTGCGCACTTGGTACTCACTGTGACTTCTTTTATTGAAGTCTACCTCCCGCACATGGTTTCCGTAATGGAATACCTTGTGCCTATTTTTAGAGACCTGTTTTTAGGTCTCCCACAAGCCCTTCACGAATGTGAATGGCTACAATCTCTATTTAACAAACTTGGATTTGAGCTCCCTAAAGGGGCTGACAAGAAGGCTGATGAGCTTCAAGCTCAAGCTGACAACAAATATCCTTTTTGGATATGCTCTGCTTTCGCACTCTGTGCGATTTTAATTCCTTCTGCTACCAAGCTTAATTCACTATTTTCGATTCCAAGCGTCATGAAAGACGCTGCTGCAACCCTTAAAGCATGCGATACAATTACTGAATCACTGCCTGCATACGAAACTTTCGTACGCAAAGTTGCTACTTTCTTCGGATTCACTTTCGAAGAAAAAGAACTGACAATCTTCGAGCAAAAGCTCGATGAGATGCTCAAATGGAACCAAAAATGCACACAAGTCTTGATTGACTTGTCTCTTGATCCTGCTGTCTATTTCGATAGATCTGCAGAACTAATTGATTTCTGTGTTGACGGAGATGCATGGGAAAAATGGTTCATGGAACAATCAAAAATTACTTCCATGGCCGCCCACGCCCACCTTCTTACGACTCTCAAGTCCGAAAGGACTAAATTGAGACGATTATTACAATCTTATCAGAAATCTATTTCTGTTAAGGTTGAACCTACTACTCTCCATATTTTCGGAGAACCTGGATTGGGCAAATCCCATTCAGCTTCGACTATCGTTTCTAAGTTGTCTGCGGCCCTCAAAAGGCCTTTGACTACTTATACACGAAATGACTCTGACCAATATTGGTCTGGTTATCTCGGACAAGATGTCGTCATTTATGACGACTTTGCCTCAAACGCTAAAGGAACTTCGTGTTCCGAACTAATGTCTATTTATACTGAAAACGTCACTCTAATCAACAAAGCTGCGCTTGAAGAAAAAGGCACCGCCTTCACTTCTCCATTCGTAATTCTGCTATCCAATCGCTTTCTACCTGCAAAAGGCGACATCACCAACCCTGATGCGCTTGCACGCAGACGTGACGTAGTAGTTAAAATTGAAGACAAAACTCTTCATCAACTACGCAATGTTGAAGGACGCTCTATTGACGATGATGCTGTTCAACAGCACTTATCAACACGAATCGAACCTGATTTCATCCTTCATCATCAAATTCTTAAAGACACTGCACTTTGGCCCGAGACTGATTCTCGAGGTCAACCAATTCATATGTCAACCGACGCCATAGTTGACAAATTAGTTTCCTTACATCGACGTAAGGTTGCCAATTATCAGAAGAAGGCACGAACTGCCTTCCTCTCACATTTTCCTGATGTGCCTACACCTGACAAGTGTGCTGACATCCAACCTGGACATCCGCTCACTCTTAAAGATATGAACCCTATCGGTTCACCACCACCGCAAATAACTTCTGCTCTTGAGCGCATTGCTGGAGCTCTACATCTCCAGGGAGGCGTTGAAGATCATAAGTTGAACATTTTTGGGATCGGCGGAGACGCTGGTCTTGGAAAAACATTTTTCATTAATCGCTTACGCTCTCATTATGAAGAAAACGAAGCGTATTTTTACGACGACGTCGCTTTCTCACAAGAGAAATTCGACGAATTCATTCCAAAACTCCATTCTCATTATGAGAAAGGAGAGTTGGTATTTTTCACTTACAATCCTACAACGTTTAAAGCTCGATTACACGAGCTTGATGCTGACAAACAAGCTGCTATTAAGCGGCGATTTAACAAAATTTCTTTTGAAAAGAAATTGCTTGCCCGTACACGTGGCCTCGTTTTAGAGGCTCGTGACGGAAAATCTGCTTCACGATTTGATCAAGTTGTCAAAGTCCAATTTAATGGAAAACCCATTCATATTGAGGCTCTTTTTGGCAATCTATCCAAAATTACTCCTTCGTCAGAAATGATTAATTATGACGAAATTGATTCCGAACTCACTGTTGAAGACTGCGATGAAATAATCCGCATTAAATCTCCAATCAATGTTTTCTTCACCCACCCTATAGCAATTATGCAAGTTGCATCCCGCCATTCAATTGGTAGGATTCTTGCTCTTGTTTGCTCTAGAGTTGGTGATATTCGAGAATTAGAACTAAATCAACAAATCAAAGCAATTAACGCCACAAATACACCTTTGAAGGATCTTCGTATTGTTGCCTTCCAGTTCGATGACTGTGCACTTGTTGCTATGTCTAGAAATGGAGTGCTCAATATTAAGTATCTTCAAAGTGTGTCTGACGAAGATATTGATGATCTCGCTTTCGCTTCTGATGTCAAAATCGACACTATCCAACCGACGCGAGATATTTCACAATATCTCAAACCTTTCTTTGCTATTGCTTATACACTTGTGACCTTTGGTCTATCGATCAAAGCTTTCAAGCGTACTGAGCATCGTCACTACTATGATTGTAGTGACAATACTTCTGCCTACGACGAGGGTTTAATCCCTCCCTGCCCATCTGAGGTTCATTATGAATCCAAACGGACCCCCAAAAGGTCCGCCTATTCAGACGACGTATTCCATCCGGAATACCCAAAGACAGTTAAAGTAAAACGACAAGGGTGCCCTACACCTGAATCATGGGAAAAATATGGTCAGAAAAACAATTCTGACGGCCTTGATAATTACGACGAAGAGGAGGAAAAACGACGTCCTCCCTCTTATTTTGTCCAGACCACCCGACTCAATAAAACCACTAAGCGACAGACTCGAGAGAATCTGCGCCACCTTAATGATGACTATTCTTGGGGTAACTCCCCAGACCCTGATGATTATGAAGGAGAACAAGAATGGGACGCTCTCCCAGACTGGGAATCACGAAAACTGACTTTCCCTCAAAAACAGTTTTGTGTCTATGACAATCATAGATGCAGAAATGGAACTAAACATTACAAAAATCTCCATCTCCTCTCTACCGAGCGAATCGGTAAAGATGATACTGACGAAGACAAAATGCAAGCTGCTTGCTTGATTTTGTCTAATCACATTATGAAATGTAAAAATTGTTCTATTAAATCTGCTGATATCTTGACTCCTGCTTCTCACCCGCTTTCACAGGCGTGGAAGAAGTATAAGTCTTTGATTTTACATGAAGTTGATTCTTCATTTGACAAGCCTCAATTACAGGCTACTGTTAATCCCTCACTTCGACCTATTCTCCAGTTGATTCACGCTAATACAATTGATTTAGGTATGTGCAAAGGTTTGATGCTTTTCGATAACTTTGGTGTTACAACGAAGCACGGAATCCCCGGCGACGTTGGTGACGCTTTTTCAGTCACCGAACATGCATTTAAAATTTGTGCATTACATCCCAAGAAAGATCTCTTGTTTTTCCAACTGAAAAACAAAAGGTCTTATCGCGACATTCGTAAACACATCAAATCCGATGACGAAGTTTCTGAATCCAGAAACTGTATTTTATCTATCAAGACTGATGCTGGACATTATTTAACTCCAATACGAACGACGAAAATCTATGACTGGTCTGTGAAAAAGTCGCCTCTTGGTGAAACCATTCACTATACGCCTGTCAATAGGAATCAGAAACTATCATTCATGTTGACCATGAATGGCGATTGCGGCTCCGTAGGAGTCACCACTGGAGAAGGCATGTCTCCTAAGATATGCTTGCTTCACAATGCTGCCACTACGACCTGCGGATACGGAGTTAACATTCTCCAATCCGATCTTGAAGTTCTCCATGAAGCTGTTGGTTTCCCAAAAGAACCACAAGCTGAGGCTCTCAAGATTCAATCACAAGTACTTCCTTGTAAAGAGGAAACTGATTTTGAAATTTATCCTGCAAGGTTTCAACAATTTGCACCTTGCAACATTCCTACTGAAGGTCATTGGACTCAAGTTGGAACTCTACTCACGCCTGAAGGCAAGGTTTTTAAACCTTTTGTAGCTTCCAAAACTGATCTCCGACCATCTCCATTAGGAACTTTCGATGACACTGGGTTTGTTGCAAGTCTTTCTAAGAAAGATTTTCAACCTGCTCCCTTAGACCGCAATGATCCTCGCAATCCCGACAAAATTTCCATTTTAGGAAAATGTGTCGGAAAATGGGACGTCCAACGCGATCCCATCAACGAGAACCCTGTAAATACGGCTGCTATCGAACTTGGCACTTGGTTTGCCAAAATATTTAAACAAGAGGGATACGGTCTCCGTACCCTTACTGAACATGAGGTTATTAACGGAATTGCGGGCCACAAAGCTTCGCATTCGCTTAACTTCAAAACATCATCTGGATTTCCATGGAAAACACGACCCGGACTGACTACCAAAGAGGGATTCTTTGATAAGCTACCGAACGGTAGCCGAAAACTCAAAGATAACTCTGCTGGCCGCGATCTTCGCGATGCTGTGAACCACATTGAGGCGCAAGCGCGCCTTGGAAAACAGACTGGAGTTGTCTATTGCGGACAACTCAAAGACGAACCACGACCTAGGCACAAGTGTGAAGTACTTGGCACTCGTAGTATTGCTGGAGGTCCCATCTGTTTTCAGATGGCTAAGCGAAAGAAATGCCACCATTTCTTCGCCAACCTTGCAGCTACAAGAGGACTTCATCCCATCAAAATTGGGATAGTTCCTTCTAGCTACGAATGGCATGAACTCTACACTGATATCAACGCCTGCTCGCCTGACGTTTTCGAGTACGACAGCTCGATGTACGATCAATCAATCAAAGAGGAAATTGGACGTGGTGCTGGTGTCATTGTTGACACTGCATATCGCATCCTAGACCCAGACTGGACACCGACTGACTCAATGATCCGCGATACCTACTATCGCACGGTCATATCTGGACTCTACTCTATAGGCTCAAAAGTTTATAGATCTCGCGGAGGCATGCCCTCCGGTGAACCTGACACAAGTGGAGACGACAGTCTCTACCACGTTCTCATGAGTTACATTGCGTTCAAAATCGCAATGAAACGAGCCAACCGACCTGACCTATCCACACCTGAACAATGGTACAACCTCGCTCGACTTGCCTGTTACGGAGATGACGGCCTTCAAGCTGTTCACCCTTCCATACGAGAAATGTATGGCCCTGTTCTCTTCACAGAGATCTGGACACACGTTTTTGGTATGAAAGTCACCCGTGCCGACAAAGAACCTGGTGATATACCATATATCAAAGTTGAAGATGTCGAATTTCTCAAAAGGAAATTCGTGCCTTACCGCGGCTTAATGCTCGGAGGCTTGATTAGTGATTCGTTCTCAAAAATGCTTACCTTGACTCGCGTCCGAAAAGGCGCTAAGTATACCGACCCCATGCCAATGGAATATGATCCTGAAACGATTTCTGCCACAATTGACTCATCTATCTGGGAAGCTTGCCTTCGTGGCAAAGATTTCTATGATAAGATGGTTGCCCATTGCTCTCGCATAATCGATGAATACAATCTCGAACCAAAAGAATTCCTTACGCATGATGCTATGGTTTATCGCGTCCTTAATTCTGACGAAGCCACTGCTAAGCGGCTTGAACAATCTAAAATTCTCAAATTTTAAATTAACTACAGTGCGTTTTATGTGCTGTATATCTACATTCATTCAACTAATTTTTATTAACTTCCTCTCTATCAAACTCAACAACAATGTCTGACAAAGACGCTGCGATGCCTCCTACTGCTTCCGGTGAAATTACCGAAGGTATGGGAGTTCCTCCTGAAATGCCAGTTGACGCTGGTATCGACCGACCTGGCGGAATCACCGCCGAAGTCCAACAAGTTCATACTTCTCGCAACGACAGTATTGAAGCCTTCCTTCGATCTGTACCTATCCTACAGAAAATTATCAAATGGTCAGTAAATGACCTACCTGGTACTATTCTGTATCAAGTACCTGTCCATCCTAGCTATGTAAATTACATGGTTAAATGGTTTAAGAAAGCTTTTAAATACTGGAACGGACCTATTATCTTCATGATTGACCTGGCTGGTACAGGTTTTCATGGTGGTAAACTCATCATTTTTCACACTCCGCCTGGAAAGAGGTTCAAACCCTCAAAAATGACAATGGCCCAATGGTTTACATTTTCACACGGACTAGTCGACGCAAAATCACAAGGCAATAACCTTGCCTGTGCTCCCGACGTGATCGGCCGCACTCTTCACGACAACGGCCCTTTCGATGAAAACAACGAAGACACTTATGGTGGTTGGTTTGGAATTGGAGTTGTGATGGAGCTCAAAACATCTGGTACTGGCGACCAAGAGATTCAATTCTCTTTGGAAGCTTGCCTCGCACCATCGTTCTCTTTCAACTACATCGTTCCTACGAATCTGTTGGAAGAAGACGAAGAGGTACTTACCTTCGATCTCGATCCTGTTCCCATTCTGTCCCAATTCCCTGAGTTGACAGAACTCCGTTTTCACGCCACAAGCGCGATGAACGGAAATCAGGTTGTCTACCTGAATCCCCTTGGTTCTGACAAGGGACTACTTAAAGAGCCCATCCGGACTCTTGTAACAACGACCACCGCCATTCAAGGCGATGTATCTGTGCCTCAAAGTCAATCGACTACTAAACCACCTGAATATCCTCCCACCGTAGGGAGTGGTAAGAAGGTGATTGAGTACGAAACTGACTCATCATCATGTGGATTGTTTTGTCCCAACAACAACAACCCGCTTCCAATCAACACCGTCACCCTCGTTTTAGATGGTGGCGCAATCCTGATTGCCGCAAAAATCACTGACAATACACCACGATCTGGTGTAGTATCTTTAGGAGTGGATGGTGCTCTGACGCAAGTCCGACACAATTCTTCCACTTCACAAGTGATCACACAAGTCGCCCCTAACGGCGAAGCTATTATAACCTTTCATTGGAAAGGTGACACAGAACAAGATGGAGTCTGCATGACTCCCGGCATGGCTAAGCAATGCCAAAACATTGATCCCTCGACTGGGACGCCTATCTACACTTTGCGCGATGCAAAGACGGATCAGGTGCTGCTTTGGGTCCGCTTGAACTACAACGGCTTCTTTTCGACTACGCCGACTAATGTGCTCACGCGAATCTCGCTTGCCAACAAAGTACTCAAATTTGAGTACCGATTAGCTATTACGGAAAGGCTTCCGATCCCTGAAGGCTCAGAACTCAACCGCATAGCCGCTGAACAAACTTCGTTTGTTCTTGCCGACCTTAAACAAGAAATGGAATCCAAATTCCGAAACTACTTTGCAGCTTTTCTAAGCCGCCATCCCATGTCGGCTCATGATCATGACTGGAAAGATTTCGAAGATCGAGTTCGACCACTCGATACTCCACTTCTTGATCCTAAGCTCTTTTGCGCTACGACTCCTTTCAGCGCTCCAGATCAAGCCTCAACCTCACTGGGCCGCCAGCTCAGCGATATCGGCGACGAACTGGAATATTCCAATTGTGGTCATCGCGACTGCAAATATGCCAAGAGCTGTCTCAAAGCTGAGACAGACTAAGCTGTTCCGCTTAGGAACTCATACTCACACAGCGCGTGTGAGAAGAAAACGATTGCGGGGCCCCTCGGGTCCGCATGAATAGGTAGTGCTATCACTACCAACCTCTCAACCAACAAACTTTGATCAACAATCATCTGAAAACTATGGCTGCTGCTGCTGCCGCCGCTGCTGGTGTAAAAGCTGGTGGTGACGTCGTGTCAACAACAACTAAGGGATTATTTGATTTCTTTCAAAATCGCGAAAACATTGATTACAAGAAATTCGAACTCGCAACTAATCAAAACAATCAGTTGTACAATACTTTTCTCTATCATCAAAACTTTTTCCTTCCGGAATTAGAACTCAAAAGAAAACAAGTGCAATCTCAATATGATGTTGCCGCTTTGAATCAAATTGAATCAAGACGAACTGCACAACAATTAAGTGCATATAATCGCGAAACTGCTCTCCAATTAGGACAGCAAAATTTCTCTAACGCTCTCAAATTAGGAAATAACCAATTTGAGCAATCTAGAAAATCCATGCAATTAGCTACTAAGCTTAACTTAGAAGCTGATGTCTCTGCTTATCAGAGAAAACTCGCCACGCAAACGAACGTCTTAAATCGAGACGGATTGCCTAGCTCTCTCGCCATACTTGGTGCTGGAGCCCCTCGCGAACGCATTTATGCCGGAAACAGAACTTTTGTCTCTGCTTACCAAGGCAATGGACCTGCTTACTCCTCGACTCCCTCGCAAATGATGCTTGGGAACATTAAATTAGAACCGAAGTAAGCTCCTATTCTAGAGTAATCTTTATTGTAAATATCCGCAAACGATACGTTTTAGTATCGGTCTTCGCTTATCGAAGATGCAAATTTTCAACAATCGCCTCTGTAAATATTATTTATTTCTATTAATAGAAGGTTTTCGCCCACCTGATTACTCTATGAGTAGCCCAGGAATCGGTTTTCCCTTCACAAGAAACACAATATCGACGATTGCTCCGAAGATATGACAATATATGAGCAAAAA